GCGCTAGCATTGCCCTTGGTCGGTGCTGGAGCAGCATTTGGCGCATATTACTGGTGGAATTATTCACTAGCCCGTGTGCTATCTGCTGAGGATGAGAAAGAAGCTGGGGCCATTGTTAATACATTTGAACTGTCGTCACTTTCTGGAGATCAACCAGATAGCTTTGAGGCACTCTGTAAGCAGGGTGAAGAGGCTAGATGGAGGATTGTACAGCAGATTGTTGACGCGGTTAGGCTTAAAGTGGGATTTCTGGAAAATAATAAAGCCAATCGCCTGGTTGTTGAGCGTGAGGCCAGGAAGGTGGTTGAAGCGCTTGGGGACAAAGGCCTACGAAGGACTGATGCTCTTCGTGTGTTGCCTTATATACCTGTAGCATATTTTATCAGAACCCGCGACCAGATCAACGCGGATAAACTTGAGTCGTGTGGCACCTTTCAGGAGAACCAGACCACGGGTAGGTGGCGAGGCGGACGCTGTGTACATAATGATCACACGTGGAAGACTTCTGCAGGTGCTCGGGATCCATTGAGTTGGGTCCCAACCCTCAACAGGCCAATTCGTTGGCCTGTTGAGGGCACACCATAGGGCTGCCCAGTTAAACTGCGTGGCAGGAATGCCGCTAAATCGGCTTGTCCGGAAAGCGACATTCCCGAGTTGAGGGTCACGCGGTTTGATGGGATATTGCCAGAGAAGACTCGGCTAACGCATTGGAGCATTTGTGGCATTAACCCTGGCCACGATGTTGTCTTGTTTAATAAGGGTGTCGAGAATTTGACCAGAGGCGCCATAGAACGCGTCCTCCGGTTGAAGGGCGATGATGGAGTGTTTAGCAAGCCTCCTCAGCCCCGGCCTGGTTTGGTCGAAGAGAGGTTGTCAGATTTTCGTGATCGTGTGCTAAAACGCCTACACGCTCTCCCCCCTATGACACGCCAGCAATTTGTTGACTGTTACACGGGGCATCGGAAGGTGAGAATGCAACACGCGGCCGATTCTCTTGATGACCAACCTTTGAGCGACCGGGATGCGATGTGCCGCATATTTGTTAAAGTGGAGCCTGTTATGGGCACCTACAAATCCGATCTCGTTCCGAGGATCATTTCACCCCGTGATCCACGTTATAACGTGGAAGCGGGAAGGCATTTAAAACACGCCGAACACCCACTGTACAGGGCTATAGGCCAGGT